GGGGAATTGAACGAGGACAGCAAGATGCATCTACCTGAGCGCAGCAAACGGTTCGAATGGAATTTCAACACCGTTGTCACCTTGGGTGCCGTCGCCAGTTCCGTTCTGGTCAACGTCGCCATCGTTTCCAGCATCTGGAATGATACGAAGCGGGATATTCGTGACCTGCAGCATTCGGTTCAGGAGGAAACGGACGCCCGCAAAGCCCGCGGTATCATCACCGATGGGCGGTTCCTCGATCTCAACAAGGCTGTAGCCGAGATCGCGCCCCTGTCGTTTCAGGTCACAAGGGCCATTGAGGGCGGGGCGGAGAACAAGAAAGCTGTCGAAGCTGCCAATTCTCGCATCGATCGGGTTGTCGAATCCTTCGGGGGCAAGCTCGATACCGTCATCGACAGCGTGAACAAGATCGCCACTCGGGTGGAGGTGCTGTCCAGCAAGCTGGACGATGCTCAGACTAGAGCGGACAAGACCATGTACCGGACGCCGATCCTCCGCCCTTAGTCCTGCTTGCTTCCCTTGAGCCCATTCGGCTCCCGCTCTTCCATCTTCGCAATGACCTTGCACCGGTCCTTCGAAAGGCGCTTCTCTCCCCATCGAGACATCTGCCACCATCTAGGTAGGCGGTAGCCGGCCTCGAAGAGCGCCTCCAGAAACTCGCCCTCTCCGACTTTCGCGTCAGTGTAAGGGCCGAGTTTGACATAGGCGGTGCCGCCGTGCTTTTCCTTCCATGACCAGCCAAAATGATGGATTACATTTCCTGCTCGGATAAGAGCCATATCGGCGTCTGTGAGGGAGGTCATGGAAAGCGGCAATTGCACGTTTGCCCGCGCATGAAAATTACCGCCGCCAGACGGGACGGCGCCAAGAAGATTAGCAACCAAGTCGTTCATCACTTCGCCTCCGGTGCTTCTTTGGCCCATTCGCGTATCTTATGGATCCACATTTCAGCATCAGAGGGCTTCATATCGAAGAATTCACACATCTGGTTCTTCAGGCTCTCTCTGGCCTGCCGTGAAGGGGAATTATGGTAATTGTCACTCTCAGGCTTTACGTGGTCTGGTGTTACAGTATCCATCACTTCGCCTTTCCCATCCCGTTGTTCTCCAGCAATGTAGCATAATACTCTTCGACTTTGCGCATAGCCTCACGGCCTTCCGCTTCATAGCCTTGGTGGGGCAGATGCCGCTTGACCCGGGGCGGACCCCAAGCTGACCACATCAACTTGTCCTTCATCGGCCCGTGCGGCTGCAGTTGCACCCTCCCGATTGCAATCTCCCCGTCATAGCCTGACCAGTCGGAATCGCGAGGTTCGTCGTTCGCGTCTAGCTTGGTGCGGCGCCAGGTGTAGAGGGGTTGGTACTCGTCCATTTCAAGGCCCAAAATGTTTTGCAAATCTTATTTTGTTCCATCGATTTCAGTCGAAAATCAATGGATGTTTTGCAATGGGAAAGCCCGGAAACGCTGCGTTTCTAACGGATTTTAAGTCCCTTGCGTCTACCAGTTTCGCCACGCCCGCATGCCTTTTCTTTCAGGCACTTACTCGATTCCGTCAATCCCTGTTTTGCAAAACAATCCCCTGCGTTTTGCAAAACCTGTTCACTCGCCGTTCTTGGCGCGTGCCTTTTTCCCCTCGAAAGCCCTGATCACCTTGGCCTCGTTCTCGACGTGCCGAGTGTAGTGAGCGCCCATCCGCTCCGACTTATCGCCCAGTGCTGCGGCGATATCCCCGGTATCCGCTCCTGACCTCTTCAGGTCCGCCGCATAGGTCACTCTGAGGCCATGTAGCGTGGTGCCCGGACCGACTTTCCCCAATGCTTCTATATCCCGCAGATAGTGGCTGACTTCGGTCTGCATCTGCACCTCGTTGTCCCACGGTGACCCATCGGCACGTGTCGTGATATGCGTCGCCAGGGTCTTGTTTCCCCTGATAGCGTCGAGGTGTGTTTGCAGCTCGGCCGCCGCCGGCACCCATACGACCTCGCCGTTTTTCCGGGTAATGACGCGGAAGCACTTTCCATAAGAGGCGTCGTGCTGGTACTCGCGCCATGTAAGGGTCGCGATGGTCTGGCCACGGAAGCCAGCGTACCGAGCGATCAGCAGGATAGTCTTGATGTTGGCTGGAGCCGCGTCGATCGCGGCGTCAACTTCTGCCGCCATCCATTCCCGATTCGCGTTCTTGTCGGCAGTGTGGGCTTTGTCGATTCCAAGAGCCGGGTTCATCCGCATCTTCTTGCGCTTCACCGCCTGGCCAAACATGGATGAGAGGGCGGAAATCATCTTGTCCGCAAAGCGAGGCCATTTCTCGATCGCGCATTTGTCGCGCAATTCGTACAGCTCTGCGGTGTCGATATCGTCGAGTTTGGCGTCGAACACATCACGCATATGCTGGAATGCAGCCGTGTAGTCTTTCTTCGTAGCGGCTGAGAGCGTCTGATATTTTGGGCATTCGAGCTCAAACCATCGAACCAAGTCTCCAAGCGTCCCGGGCTCATAGGTGCGCTTGACGTCCGGCTGTCGCCGAGCGTTCCATTTGGCGATGAAATTCTTGTCGCTGGCGAGCAACCGCTTCAGCTCGGCCTTCTCGCCCTCGTAGGGCCCGAACAGCCGCTCGCCAGTCTCCCTGACGTAAACGTAGAGCTTTCCCCGGGCGCTGACGATGTTAAGCCCTGTGATTTTCAAGGTGACCACCATATAGCCGCTCCGCCAAGCTCTTCCTTGGTGCGGCACTCTGCTTGTTCGGGTCCATGGACACCAGCCATTCGTCTAGGCGTTGGCGAAGATATCGCTCGCCCCTTGTGGATTGTGTAAATTTCAGTGGACGAACTGGGCAAACCTTTTTGAAGGTCTCGACACAGACGCCGCAATATGCCGCAGCCGACTTCAGGTCCATGGCCGCCGGCCAGTATGGGATTTGGTCGGTCATTCGCTGCCCTCCCTCTTTAGGGGCGCTGGGGCCAACAAGGCGCGGCCAGCTTCGGTGATGTTGCCTCGATCATCAGTCCAGCCGTTGCGACGGCAGACAAGGTAAGCTGCACTCCATCCGCCATGCTGTGAATTGCCGCGTGGTCTATGGCTCGCAAGACCCGCCGCCGTTTCGAGGATCTTGCGCTGTGTGAGGGTTGGCTTCTTCATGACCATCACCCCGCCACCGAATGAACGCAGGCGGGGAAATCGAGGTGAACAAAAGTGCCGTCAATCTCAGCGCCTGCCTTTTCGACGGCGGCCGCGAAGTCGAGGCCGCGATCCTGCACTTCTCCGATTTTCTCCTCCTTGCGAAGGTCGTAAATTGAGATTTGCGGATCACCGATGGTGTAAAAGCCGAGGCGCTTGGAGGGGCAAGCGTCGAGGACAGCCTGTAGTTCGGCTATCCACTTCTTTTCAGCAGCGTTAAGCTTCACGGCCAGCGTCCTTTCGAAGTTCATGGAGAGTGCATTCGATGCAATCGATAAGGTCGCGACAGCTGCGCCAGTTCGGGAAAAGCTCCTCGATCTGCCCGATGATCTGATCGGCAGGCCCCACCGAAAGCTCTGTGGGTGCTGCCGGCGAAAGATCGGAGGGAGACGTTGAAGGACCAGCCCCGACAAGAGATCGCATTTCGTTTACCATTGGCGCCATATGGACGCTCAGCCAACTTTCCACGACCTTCATGCTATAGTTTCGACCACCAGGAAGAGCTTCCCAAGCCTCAACGACCTTTCGTGCAATATCGATCTCAGCCATTGTCTTTGCCCTCTGCGCGTTCGACGCGTTCGATCTCAGCGGCGCATTGTGCTGCTGCTTCCGTCAGGAATTTCTTGTAAGCGCCGACGTCACCGCCTCGGCCTGCGTCGATTGCGGCCTCGATCCGAGCGCGGGCACCCCATGGGGCGGAGATGATCTCTCCGGCTCGGTGTCCATCGTCGTGATTGGCATCATATCCGGCGTCAATCTGCCGCTGACGTTCGGCGGCTATGGCTGCAATGCCCCCAACCGAAATCGAAACGGGCGGTGGGGTCAGCGCCTGGTGCCGCGCCCTCGCCATGATCATCATTTCCTTCTGGAACTGCTCTTTGCTAATGGTGCCTCTCCGGAAGTCCGATCTGATATTCGCCTCCGCTTCATCGATCATTTCTGGCGTGGCGGGGTTCTGGCCGTCGGTCATAGGCATGCTCCCCGGATTGCTTCACGCTTCGCCTCGGCCATAGTGTTGATGCCTTCGGGCGAGTAGCCGTCGTACAGGTGTCCGCCGTCCTTCCAGCGGACGCGGATGTAGAATTTGTGATCTGGGTGATCGTGGTCGCGCTCTATCTCGATCTCTGCGCCTTTGTGGGTGCCACGAAAATAGCCGCGCTCTTTGGCGATGACCCTCATCCCTCCGCTCCTTCCGTAGATGAGAGGGCGGCGCGTGCCTGCTTGATGAGTTTCAAAGCCTCAGCGACTTCGGCATATTGGCTGGGGCCGTCGCCGCGCCGAACACTGCTTTCGATGACGAGGCTGCAGCGCCAGACGGCTTCAATAGCACTCGCCACCACATTGGGAATTGTGGACGGGGGAGCTACCGGCGACGTCCGGTCATCGCTCCCCACGTCCATGCCGCACCTCTGCGTCGTCCGGATCTGGCTACCGGCAGAGTTTGGCATCTCGGTTAAAGCGGCTTGTAGATCTTTACGGCAAATCTCGACCTGTCGCGGGAGGTTGTAGACATCCTCCAAAAGAACGCACAGAAGCTTCGCCTTTACGTGAGCGCCCCCAACCACATTCGGTTGGGGCGGTGGGGTATCGCCGAACTCACTGGCAAACTCTGCGGCAATCTTCTTAGCGGAAGCGCGGGAGACTGTGTGGCCAATCTCTCGGCCATCAGCATAGGCGAGCAGAAGTTCGAACTTGTCCTCGTCGTCATGGTACTGGCTAAGGCAGGCGCCTACGATCTCGCTCATATCAGTTGCCTTTCTGGTGGGGAGTGGAGAGGCGGAAACGCCGAACTATCATCCGCTTGAGACGTGCATGAATGGCGATGAGGCGTTCCTCGTTCGACCAGTGCCAGCCGGCGTTATCCTCGTCGGGGCGTTCGCTCGGGTACTTGGATTCCATCCGGTGGGATGCTTCTTTGTGAGCCGCAGCGGCAAGCGTCATGAAGTGACGGCCGGCCGCCGGGGAGAAGTAGACTGTGCGGGCGCGGGCCTCGATCATCGTCTCGTCTCCTGTATCGGGGCGTAAAGCTGGGCGGGTGGCAAAGGTTGGCGGCTAGGGCGATCGGGCTTCGAGCGTTTGGGGAAGCCTCGACCGGGGATCGATTGTTTGGAGGCCGTGATGCCGAGATGCTTCTTGCGAACGGTGGCAACCTTGGCTTTCTCGGCCAGGTCAAGAGCTGTCTTTTCCACGTGACATTTGCGGTGCGACGGCCGGAGGTTGCTTTCGCGGTTCTCTCCGCCGTTGATCAGCGCCTTGACGTGATCCATGTCCCACTTCTGCCCGACCTGGATGGGCTGGCCGCAAAGGTGGCATCTATTGTCACGGTCGAATATGCGGGCTCTGACACGGGGAGGAGCGCGGGTGTCGTCGCTTTTTCCAATCCACTCATCAACAGTCCTAGACATATTGAAGCGCCTCCTCGTCGGTTTTCCCGGCGTTCAGGCGGCCTAGAATTGTAGCCTGCGGTATCCCGGTGGCTCGGCTGGCCTGTGCTATCGTCAGAGAGCGACCCTGATAGGCTACGTGCCGGTTAAATGAGCGGTTGTTGTTTTGCTGAATTCGTGTCGCCCAAACGCAGTTTTCGGAGTTGTACCCAGAGTTACTATCCAGCCGCTCCAGAGTATGTTTCAACGTTGGGCGCTTGCCCATATCGCGAATGAACGCCTCGAAGCTTGTGGACCACTCGGCGGACATAGTAATCCCTCTTCCGCCGTAGATTGGGAATTTCTTGTTTCTTGGGTTTTGGCACCGGCTCCGCGCGTTTTCCCAAGCCTTATACTCCGGGGAATGCGCCATGCCGTGCCGGGTTTTTGTAACCTTCATTTGGCAACCGCAACTTACGCGGCTGCCATTGAGTAAGTGACCTCTGTAGGCGACAGTTTCGCCGCCGCATGAACACGAGCACACGAAAAACCTGCCTTTTTTTCCCGGCAGGCGGGTCTCGCTTTTTACTGTAAGACGGGCGATGATTGCCCCAACCTCAACGGTTCTCATCTGGGCCTCCCAGGTCTTGAGCCGAACAATCCAGCAGATCGACAGCGAAGAACCGCCGGGCCTGCTCGATCGTCCGCTTTCCAGACAGAACGGCTTGCAGGCCGATCATGATTGTCGATAACTTGCCCCACTCGGTATCCGGCAAGACATCCCGGTAGTTGGCCTGCATGAACTCGACGAGCTCCAAGCGCTTCTGATCGGGCAAGGAATGATCTCCCGCCGTCGCCAGCGCCTTGCGGGCGAAGTCCATCAGGTGCTGACGAACCTCGCTCTGCGTAAGGGTTGAGACCGCCGATGAAGAGGGAATGTCATCGGCGGTCTCTTGCGGAGAAGAGAGGGCGGCTCCCTCCGCTTCCGGCTGGGGGTCGTTGCCGGAATCTTGTTCCTTGGGGTTCTGCAGGATCACGCCACGGTCGGCGGCTTCCTTCAGGATGAACTCTATAAAATCCGTCATCTCCTGCTTCGACAGGTCTGAAGACGACATCTCAATCGGCAGGAAGGTCTTACCGTCCAGGCTGGGCAGGAAATCAATTTCGCGACCGAAGGCATGGAGGAAGATGCTCTTCCATTCGGTCGGGCTGTACTTCTTGCCGTTGTGCTGGAACTGCTGGGAGAACTCGGTCAACAGCGCCCACATGAGATCATTCTGCGGCAGGCTGCGCTTGGAAGCTTTGAACTCAACGCGCGTCCCTATGGGTGCCTTCCCGATCCAGGGGCTTGCCTTCTGCCGATCTGCTTGTGTGTCTAGTACCAAAAGCGCACGCCCCATTACGCCGCCTCCTGCTCATAGATTTTGCGCAGCGCCTCGACCTTGCTTGATACTTCATCTCGCAGGAACTCGATGATTGCCGTCTCAAGGTTCCGTATGGTGCTTTCATCCCGATCGATGCGCTTGACGAAGAGCTGCATGCTTTCTGGAAGCCGAGGATCGTAGCTGACGAAGTCGCACCATTGCCGGCCAGTGCAGGACATCTGCCACATCATCTGCGTGACGTACTTTGCTGGAACGGTCTGCTTGATCAGCGTTTCGATGTGAGTAGCCGTGTTTGGGCATTTGATCTCGATTAGTCCGATGTCGCCCACCAGTCCGTCAGGAGAGGCGCCAGCGTCTGCGATGGTCGGATGCACCACGAACGAAATCTGCTCGACTGTGGCGTCATACAGGAACTCATAGGCCATCCGAGCTTGTGGCTCCTGATCGGTGCCCCACTGCATGGCAGCAGAGGTGAAGCCTTCTGCAGTAGTCCCGGTCAGACGCTCGGCAATCAGCTCGGCCGCATAGTTGGTGCGCGATGCGCCGTATCCTGATTTTGTTGTGGCGATGACATCAGCCACGCGGGATGCCGTCACCTTGCCACAACGTAGGGCGAACCACTCAGGCGATCCTTGAACGATCTCATCCATTTGAGGCCACCTTCTTTTTCTTGGTTTCGAGCATGTTGATAGCGCGGCGGAACTTCGCGGCCGGCATGGTGGCGACACTCTCGATCTGCATGTATTCGCAGAACTTCTCGATGTCAGCGCCGGTCTCATCGACCATCGTCAGGATGATTTCGCGCTCGGCTTCCGTAATGGTGCCTGTGGTCTCGTCAGCCTTCCCGCCGTCATCATCGGCCGCCGCCGCCAGTCCGAGAGCAGCCTTGAGCGTGTAGCGTTGCAGATAGGTGACGGTAGAGCCGATAGCCTGGATGCTGTTCTTGTTGCCGCTGTCATCGCGCCCAGCCATGAGGGTATTTTCCTCACTGTGGCCCATACGATGCGAAATGATGCAGGTGACGGAAATGGGCTGGTTCATCTCGGCCTGCGTGCGGTAGCGCACCGAGAGGCCATTGGCGGATAGGACAGGGCCGATCTGGTTCATGATCGAGGCGAGGTCCTCATACTGGTAGTTTGTCCGACCCTTAGCCGTCGTGAAGTCTACCTTCCGGCTTTTGACGATAGACGGCATGTGAGCCTTGGCAGCTGCCATTGCCTCGTCAAACGCCTTGCGCGCCTGGTTTGCTTCCCAGCGCTCCTGCAGGTTCATGAGCTGCGTCAGCGTTTCGACGTTGGCGTCGTTCGATAAAGCCCGGTCGATCATCTCCATAGGCGTCAGAACGGCGCGAGGTTGGCCCATGGCTTCGATCTGCGACGGGGTGTGAACTTCCACTGCATTTCCCATTTTGCGGGCCTCCATGGCTTGCTTTGCCTTTGCGACTACGCCTGAGGCGAGGCCGCCGATTGATTGTTCGGTACCGGGGATATCGATCAGGTTTTCCATGACTTGATCTGCTCTTCTTCCGTTTGTTCTGGCTTTGGATCTGACCGGCGGTTCCATGCCGCGATCACGTCCATTCCTTCGCGAGGGGTGAAATCAATGCCGCATCCCACGCAGTCGATTGCAAAGGGTGGTCCGCTTCCGGGCCAATGATGGCTTGGGTAAAGCTCGTAACACTCACCGCAGAAGGGGCACGGCTTTAGCTGCTCAGCCACGACCGACATTCTCCTGATTTTCGAGTGCTTGACGGTGCGAGTCCTCCATTGCTCTCGGCATGGAGACGAAGACGAAGAAGGCGACGATTGCGCCTCCCACGATTGCTCCAGAGAGGCCAAGGGCGAGGGAAGGCTGTGCGGTTGGTGCGGTGATAGCGCGGGGCTGCTGATGACATTCACCGGGCTGGCAAGCGCATTCGCGATGGGTTCTGAGGTCGCACTGCATCAGCGTTCCTCCTGTATGGGGTGACGACGAAGCTCCAGATACTCGGAGACGCACTGCAGAGCGGCTTTAGGCTCGTCTCCGAACTCGGCAATCAAATCCTCGATTTTGTCTGCCAGCTCATCAGCTAGCTCATCGCAGGACGGCTCTGGAGCCTTCGGAATGGGCATCCAGTGCGTTGGAGTAACCTGCACGTATCTATCGTTCAGACCTTGCCAGCGAGGGTTCCCATAAGGCTCAGTGCCGAAGGTCGAGCAGATGAACCGACAGTCGGAGTAGCGCTGACCTTCTCGGTACCCGAGCCGTCCGCACTCACCTCGATAAGCCCAAAGGTCTACCGGAGTGCCGTCGGTAGGTGCTGTCTCTATCGGTTGCCAGCGGGTCATGCTTCACCGCCTTTCAGAGCGGCGCGGGCTTTCATCAAAGCGAATGCCGGGTAGTCCTCGTGAGTTTCAGGCCATGGGAAGCCGAACTGACCGCTTTCGCCTGCAATCTCTTGCAGCGCCTCGCGAAGCTTGGCCATCTCCGCGTCCATGGCGGCGAGTACCGGAGATATCTCCCCACAATATTGGCAGCTTCCCTGAGGCCAATAGCGATGCGGCAGTCCAGTTTTCTGGCAAAGCTCGCTCATGACCGGCCCTCCGCCTTGGCGTTGGCAGCGTCCCATGCATCTTGAGCGCCTCGCTGGTCGGGACCATCGAGGAGGCCGAGAAGAGCGTCGATTGCCTCATCTCGGCCTAGACCACTCGGCTGACCTTGAAGGTATCGGCTGAGGATAGACTGCGCTCGGCGAAGGATCGCGGTTTGCGACTGGCCAGCTTCCAGCAACTCAGGAGCAGCGGCGATCAGGCGGGCGTCATCATGCGAGAAGCAGACGAAGTCCATTCGGACTCGATCGTCGTCATCGAGGAACGGATACGCGATGCTGAAAGCTTCGTCGCTGTAGCCGTAACCTACATTGGCGCGACTATCATTTCTGCCGGGGAGAACAGGGCACAGTACAACTGAATGACCGCCAAGCGTCCTTGCCTTCCATGGGCCCGGAGTGTGCTTTCTCTCGCTCATACCCGTTCCCCCGAGTTAAGCCGGATCAACGGGAGAAGGCCGGGACGATGGCGGAAGACAGGAGCAGAGACCGGCAGATTGCCGTCCAGAGCATCGCCAAACTCAATCGCTGCATTGCGACCGTGCGAGGTCTTCTCGTCGTAGAGAACGTCCCTGATGGCCTTGAACAGGTGCTGGGAGAGGTTGTCGCAGCGCGAGCCGTTCGCCATCGGCGTTTCGAGATGGCCAGCCGCGCCGTCCAGCTTGATAGCCTTGACGTAGAACGAGCCGTCGCCGTTGTCAGCGAGCAGAGCCGTTCCGTAGAAGAGAGCGCCGGGGCCGAAGCCGGGGATCTGCAGCTCTTCGAAGTCGTATTGAATTTCGAGGTCGGTCATTGCCCTCATCCTTCGATCTGGAGAACACTTTCGATATCCGCCGCAGTGAAGGGCGGATGCCGAAGGGGTTCAGAGGCCAAATTGCATCTGCTCGACGCCTTGGGCGCGCCAACGCAGATCGTCCTCGGCGTCGTTGAAGCCTGCGAACCAGTCGTCAGATTTGTTGAGGGGATTTTCGCCTGTGTAGTGCTTGGCAACGGCAACAACAAAACCTGCTACCCGTGTCCGGTACCCACCTTCGTATGTGTCGACGTTTGTCATCTGCCTTCCCCATCTCCTCTACCCGCTTATCCGACTGTGTTGGGATCGGCGGGGTGTGTGGCGGTGGAGTTGTTCGAGGCTCGCGCCCCACCGCTATCTGCGAGCTGCTGTTCACATGACGGCCTCCATGTTGGTGGGGTTCGCCACTGCTTTTCACCGCGATCCAGATCAGGCCGTGCCGTCTTCGTGGTCGCTGTCTACGAGGATTGTTATAATGGGCTTTGTCCCATTGCGTCAAGCAGAAAGTTGGGCTAAATCCCATTTATGCAAAACGAAGCCCCCAAGAAAACCGAAGCCGGCATCTGGTTGAGCCGTCGCGACAAGTGGATGCGCGAGCTAATCGCCAGCGACATAGTCTCTCGAAACGGGAAGCTGGCTGGCCTTCACATCGCCTTGCGGCTTAGCGCGAAGAAACCGAGCTGCTATCCAGCTATCCAGACGATGGGAAAAGAGTTGAAGGTTTCAGCCCGACAGGTGGCAAGGGCGCTGAAAGAACTCGAGGATGAAGGGTTCATCCGAGTGCGTCGGGTGCCGGGTCATTCAAGCTTCTACAGCCTTGACCTATGACACCACTGTCATACCCACCCCTGACATGGTTGGCAGACGAAATACGGAAAGCTGAAATACGGAAAGGTTTACTCTTCTCTTAGATTCTTGCTCTGAGAGGAGTAATTGGAAGGGTGAAGGTCAGTAGGGAATAGACTTCCAAGAACCAGTCACCAAGCCCCTTACCTTGATCTCGGTGGAGGCGTCACCGTCGAGCATGATAGCCTTATGCGTCGGGTTCGTGCTGTAGGGTTCGAGAATGAACCGGCCTTTTTCGTTGAGAGCCAAGCGTTTCACAGTCACTTCGACAAGCGATCCTTGATGCCGTTCAACGTGTAGAGACATCCCCGGCTTGAACTGAAGCCCTGTGTCATCCCAATTGGTGCAAATCACAAAGCTCCCGTCATCGACGAGTTTGTTCATGCTGTCGCCGATTATCTGAAGCGCGTATTGGCGCGCCTCTGGGAATTTGGGATTTCGAGGAGCAGGGATGATTTCCTTGTCGTGGCTGTCGTCAAAGACCGAGATGTCGAGGAATGTTCCAGCCTGCGCTTTGCCGATCACCTCCAGGCCAGAGACTTCGATGTCAGGCCTTGCCACGGCGCCAAGGCCGATGACCTGGCGCACCTTCTGAAGGTTGGAGAACGTAGGTTCCTTATCGCGTTTCAGCGCGTCCCGAACGAAAGTTTCTCCAAGGCCGGCTTCGAGTGAAGCGACCTTCATCGAGAGGTCAATCTCGTTGAGACGCTCCGCAATTTCCTTTTTCCACTGCGGCCACTCGGGCAGAATCTCGATCTTTTTAGCCATGAGCCACCGATAGCCCATCATTTTTGAAAGTCACGTGGGTTAAATCCCATTGACAAATGGGACAAAGCCCATTTAAGGTGCTCGTCATGATTACAAACCAGTCCATCATCGACAGCATCGAAAAGCACTGCGAAGCCTCCGGCATGGCAGTGTCCACGTTCGGCCGTAAGGCTGTGAACGACGGAAAACTGATTTCCCGCCTTCGTGATGGGAAGCCAATCAACCTCGACACGTACAACCGGATCATGGCGTTCATTGAGAATGATGTGCCGGAGAGCGTGCAGTGATCAACGTTTCCGCCCACACGTTCTGCGCGGCTCGCCTCAAGTTCCAGCGATGTGACCTGAGAGACCCGGCGTTCACGAAGTATTGGGCGGCAGTGAACATCGCGACCGATCTCGACGACGAAAAGCTGACCGAATTCGGCGGCTTCGATTTCACCGACAAGTCGGAAGAGAACGGGGAGCGGCTTCTTGCTCGCCTCGAGCAGTTCATCAGAACGAAGGTTGGCGGCAGGAAGGCGAAATCTGACGTCGGCAACATGACCGCAGCAGAGAACAGCGTCAGGGCCTTCCTTGGGTCCAACGGTGTCAGGGTCGGCAAGCTCGATGGCGTCGAGGATTATTGGAAGGCCGCCCGCATCCTTTGGGGCGATCTGGTCGAAGTAAATCCGAAGGTGAGGGACGTATACACGCTCGTCTTTCAACTTAATCGCATCCCGAAAAAGACACGGCCGAAGCTGGCGCGCTCGAACGCGGCCAAACTTCCTAGCGACTGGAGAGCCAAGGCATGACACACGACATTTTCCATGGCGTGAAAATTATCGAAAGCGCAGAAGGCAACGTCAGCAAGTACGTGTTCAAGAGCGACACCGCCGTCGCCGAATCCGTTCTCTACCGTTATCCCGATTATGCCACGCGCACGGTTATCTGCTGCTCCACGATGAGCGGCTGCCCTGTAGGGTGCCGGTTCTGTGGGGCTGGTGATTATTTCGTGAAGAGCCTCAGCGGCGCCGAGATCGTCGATCAGGTGGACCGCCTCGTTTCTGATACAGGCGTTGATCCAGATAAGATGCAACGCCTGCAGATCATGTTCATGAGCATGGGCGAACCACTGCTTAACAAGCACGGCATGATCAGCGCTTTGCAGTACCTCTTCGGCAAGTATCCGAAGGCGGCTTTGCTGATCAGCACGATTGGCCCTGATATCAATTACAGCTGGGTCGAGCAGATCAGCTGGGAAATTCCAACGATCGGGCTGCAGTTCTCGATCCACAAATCGACCGATGAAGAGCGCAACGAGCTTATCCCGTTCAAGAAGAAGCTCTCGATCGGCCGCATCTCCGAGCAAGGAGACGCATGGAACCGCCGGACTGGCCGTAAGCCATTCTTCAATTACTGCGCAGGGGACGACAACTCTTCTGATCAGGACGCTGACAACCTCTTGGAGCGATTCAACCCTCGCATCTGGAACGCCACGGTAAGCGTCATCTGCGAGCGCAACGAGGGCATGCCGGCCCGCAACGACCATCAGATCGAACTTGCGGCCAGCTTCGCGTCGAAACTCGTCGAGCGTGGATTTGATGTTCGCGTGTTCGACCCGGCCGGACAGGACGATATCGGCGGCGGCTGTGGTCAGCTTTGGTTCGTTCAGCAGTGGATGCGCGATCATCCCGAGCACGCGCGCCCCAGCATCGGTCATGGCCTTCCTTCCGTCCATACCCCAGCGCCTGAGCAGGTGCTGGCATGAGCGCGATCCTTGGATATGCATTCCTGTCCATCGTCATCGGTGGGTGCGTGACCTGCGCTGTGCTCGGTCTCGCTATCTGCATGCGGTCCTCGCAGATCAGTCGCCAGGAAGAGGCCGAGGGCGCCCCGGAGGGGGCTCTCAATCTTCATCATTTCAGCAACCCAGACGCTTCCGGTTCCAAGCTTGGCGTTCGGGTTCATTCTCATCGTTCAGTTCCGTCAATCAGGGGCTAACGCAATACCCGGCCGCCCGCCTGACCAGTTCAATCTAGCAGGCGAGGCGGCCGTGATCAGACAAACTTCAAACCACGACGAGACAATTAGAAAAAACGAAAACAGGGCAAATGTGATGAGTACCGTAGACATGTTTTCATCTGGGATCGGCGCAAGTTACGCGCGGAAAATGGTCGAGTTAGAAAGCCGCGGACAGGGCGATCAGCTCAATGCACTCGATCGAGTTGGCCGGGAGGTTGGTCTCAAGGCTCGCGCTCTCCGCCGGATCATCAACGGCGAGACCACCCCCAGCTTGGCAGTCTTCGGACGCATCAGAGCGGGATACCTCAACCT